CTTCTGCTTCCTCGTTTATGCCTTCGCCTGTCACCATATCAATTTCAATCAACTTGTTTTCTGTTTTCGTATCAGTAAACCCAAGAGCTGCTCGTTTTATTGCATACTTCTTGGCATACTTGCCTTTTGTCATTCTTTTTTTTCGCTTTCCCATTATATCTCCTATAAACTTAAACTATTATAACATACTTTTAAAAAAGATAACCCCCCTTTCGGGGGGTTTATAAAAAAGATCTTACTCTTCTTCTTTCTTTTCTTCGGTCTTTTCAACCTTCGGTTCTTCAACCTTCTTTGGTGCTGCTTTTTTAGGAGCAGGTTTTTTAGGGGCGGGTTTATCAGGCACTTCTTCATATACCCTTTTATACACCTTTACCTTGCCGCCTTCGCGTTCTTCGATCAGCACTTTTTTAACTAATTTCTTCATAATTATCGCTCCTGGCAAATTCGCACATAGTCACAGAAGAAATCATCGCCGCCGCCGTTGTCGCGAGTAGAAGCACTAATTGTTGGAAATAGCACTGTTCCATCATTTGGAAGACCAGATGTGATAGTAGCTTTCAAAGTACCGTTAACATATGCTTCAACCGAAGTGCCGTTAAAATGTAAACTTAAAACAACATAAGCGTTTCCAAGGTCAGTCGATAGAGAAGTTGTAGTCTCTGTATCACCTGATGCTCCAAGAACTACGATATCTTGCGATGCCGCACCTTCAACGATATAAAATCCAAGTGCGTCTTCCCAGTTCTGTCCTGCAGCATCAGTTTCAATTGCGCCGTTAGCTGATGCTAGTCCTACAAATATAGACAGATCTGTTATATCGTTAGCTTTAATTCTTGTTTCAAACCAAAGTTTTCTAGCGCTTGCTGCATCAATAGCAAAGGATGCATTGGCCGCTGTTAAAGTTGTGGTGTCGTTGTCGGTATCGCCAGTATGAATCTTAACTACACCCGCTGTCTCGCTGCTAACCAAGGTAATGGTATCATTAGTACCACCAACGTCGGCCAACCAGACTTGACCACCATGAGTGCTTGCCATGTCACCATCTACGGTGACACCAGTACCAGCACTTAACGATACAAAGTCATCAAAAAGACCGTAATATTTTGATGGTTGCAATTCGAAAGCGGGTATTTCAACACCTCTAAGTCCAGATCTAGACCCTGTTGAATCTGGAGTTGTTCCATTTAAATTCTTAAGAGCGTGTTCGAGTCTTTTTCGCCCTATTCTTCTATTACCCATAATTTATTTCCTCCTTTATTATGCGGTTAACGTTAACCTGAATTTCCACGAAGTACAACCAGCCGCTTCGGTTGCACATCTTCAAGGGACAGCGGCCTCGTCCCAGGAGGATATTCAAAGTTATAATAATTAGATTCCAAAAAAGAGAAAACCCCCGCCAAATTAATGACGGGGGTTAAATCTTTTGCTATGATTGACTTAAGTCAGATCTTAGCTAGCGCCTTCTTCACCAAGGAGACCACGTACGATAACGATACCATACATATCTGGTCTAACCATCTTCTTGGCGTAACGGGTCATGACACCCTTACGAGGCACGAAGTCCTCTTGCCCGAAGATAGTAGGCGTTACCTGGAGCGGTACATAAGGTGCATATACATAACCACTTTCTAGGAAAGAGTTACCTCTGCGACCTACAAGAACCACATTACGTGGGAAGTATGGATCAACCATAACATCAAATTTCTTGCTCAATGAACCAACCTTAACGGCGCCGATGTCGCCACGGTCTGCGTCTGCCGTAACAGATGCACGGAAACCAGCGGTAAACTCAAGAATATTAGCAACCTCCGGAGAGCAAACAACAAAGTTTGCGCCGCCGCGAAGTGTCTTTCTGTGAATCTGAGCGCTTACGTCATTGATTGTCTCAATGAGAGTCTCATACCACTCGCTAACAGTACCAGTGAAATCAGGAGCAGCCGAAGATGCACCCAGCTCAGCACCACTGCTGTCTACGAAAAGACCTGGAGCACGTGACCAGTAACGAGTACCAGCGGTAGCACCCTTTACAAGATCTCCAAGGATCTCACGGTCAATTTCGAGAGCAATCTGCTCTGAAAGGATACCAGTCAACTCAACCTCTGCGTCCAAGTTGTGATAGGCGTTAAGATCCTGACCGAGTTCAGGAGTCCATTTTGCCTTCAGTTTCTTGGTTACAGCGGTTACTGCAATACTGTCAACCTTAATGTCGATCTCTGGGATGACATCGTTAGTTGTAAGTGATGTTGCAGACGCTCCGTTACCTGCACCTTCAAGCAAAAATTCTGCGCCTTGCACAGCGCCAAGTGCATCAGCTGCCAAAATGGAGTCTGCCGCAGGGAAACTCAAGAATCCCTTATTTTCTGTGGCAGCTGCAACATTGGCGATAGTCATATCGGTATCACCATGGTAGAATAGAGTAAGGATAGTATCCTTGTTTGTTACTGCAGTTCTGTCACCACTTGCTGGCAACTTACCACGTATTGTTAAGCGACGAATAATACGCGTGTTAGTATCTAGCAATTCACCCACAGTACTGGTACCAGCACCCAAACGAACTGCATGTAGCTGTTCAGTATTGATCTTTAGCATGTCAGCTGCATCAATCGTAACTTCCAAAGCACCAATCTTATCGGTAGATGGAGCGCCTAAAATATCAGGATCAAAGTTAAGTGCCTTCTTTTGTGCGTCTGTAAGGGCGCTAACTGCCACCTCAGTGCCGAGAATGTTTGTAGCTACCACAACTGCATGTTGAGTTTCATCAAGAGATCCTGATGGAGAACTTACTGCGTTGCCGAAATTGTAGAAACCACCAGGACCTGAACGTCCACCAGTCTCTGCGGCACCAGCGTTGGAAAGACCTTCAAGATTAACACCGCCAGTGATTTCGCTTGCAACACGGTTACCACCGTAAAGTGACCTAGTTCCTTCAGCGTCGAGTCTAGATGCGCTATGCACGAAATCCAAGAAGAAAATCAGTCCACTTGGAAGACTCATTGGTTGCACACTAACTAAATCGTTTGCGATAAGTCCACCGAATACACGACGAACAATCGGGAAAGCAACAGACGCGAAACCTTCGACGTCACCTGCTGCCATTGAGGATGCCTCACGAAGAAGCTCCTTTGCTTGGTTCTCAAGGAGAACCGCCATACCGTTTCGGTGCTGCTCTGAGGTGATACCTTCAAGGAGACCGGTCTTTTCCCACTTCTCTAAAAGTGCTTGACCTTCCTTAGAAACATCACGTCGAACAATACCTTCGGTTAATTTTTCTAATACAGACATTGTATTGTAAACCTCCTAAATTATTGTTTTTTAATACCAGCTAAACGCTGCATTCTGTCAGCAAATATATCTGCTGAAGTTGTTCGCTTCTCTTCACGAGCACGAACTAATAAGCTAGACCCTCTATTAACTGCCTCACTCAGCGATTCTGGACCTTTTTCTTCTTTTTTGGTCTCCACTGTGTTTTGTAGGGTTTCATAGATAACCTTTGCCTCTCTTGCATCGTCGGCATTTGCGATTGCTTCAACAATTTTCTTTTTCTGTCGCTCATTCAGGGAGCCACAATCCAAAGTCCGATTAATGTATAGTAATTTTGCGTTTGACGTATTAACGACATCAAACTTCTCTTTAAGCTGTTGGACTGCGCCCTTGTACATTTCCAATTCTTCTTCCAACTGCTTATTTTCATTAGTAATATTTTTATTGTGCCTGGATAGACTATTGTTATTTTCTTCCAATTTATTTAATGCACTTTTTAAATCTTTTAAATCTTCTTTTACTTGGTCGTCTTGTACTCTGGCAAGTTCCATCTCAACTGCAAGGTCCAATTCCTCGTTAGAAACTCCCATCCATCCACGCTTTTGAGGTTTAATATCTACCTTTAGCGCCTCTGAAATCTCTGCAAAGAGCGACTCTTCAAGTTCTTCTTCTGTCATAAGGGAATCTGCGTCGGCGGAAGCGACAATATCATCAGACATCGATGCAGCAAGGTCTTCATGATCAACCATGTCATCCTCTAATTCCTCAAGGGCGTCTGGACCTTCTTCTGATTCAATTTCTGCAATCTTTTTCTCGATGGCATCCAAATCCAATTCAATTGTGCCAACATCTGAAGCAGGAACGCCATCAAGCATTGCTTCATCGGACGCATCCAACTCTGATTCTTCGCCTTCTTCTGCATCGTCCATAGCGAGTGGATCTTCTTCGGCAGGTTCTGCCATTGGATCTGCATCCATGCCCATATCCATTGGTTCTTCTTCTGCTGCCAACTCTTCTTCTTCTGGTTCTTGCTCCAAAAGAGTTGCGACGGCGTCTTTGATTTGGTCAGAATATTTTTCTACGACCATTTGTTCGGCATTCTTAAGAGCGGCGTCTCTTAACGCTTTTGCGTCCACTATTGCCTGTTCTAAAAGTGAAGACATTGGTTACCCCTTATACAAAATAATGTTCAATAATAAATAGTAAATGTAATTCATAAACACCTTAAATTTATTCGAACTACATTTGACTACTTTTATTTAGTCTCTTATAGGATTGGTTCTAAGAGAAGATAGTCCCGGAACAACCATTCTTAGCGGGGCGGCAGGTATTGTTTCTTTTCTTGTAGAAAATTGCACATCGTTATTAATATCACCGATATTGTCAATTACAAAATCGGGTTTTATTTTATGCTTTCTCTTCACAACAATCTCCTAAAACGTGGAACAAGCGGCGACCACAGTTGGTTCTCGATTCGCGTGGGCCCACTCACCGGCATCCCTTACAAATGCAACCCTATCAACACCATTGATATCAATCTGAAAGGTTTTTGACGTACCAGCGGTGAGTGAGTCAACATCTAGTGTTTCTTTAAATGCCCAAACACCGGCAGCATGCATATACCACCAAACCTCAACGTCTCTACCGGGTGTGCCATTAGCGGTAGCAGTGACCGTAACAAACAAGAATCTTTGATTTTCCGTTGCATATCCCGTAGTGCCATTGTTTGCTGGTGTATTAGCTGAGATTCCAGTAGTTACAGGCGTGGCGTCGTGACCCAAAACAGTTACTGCCCCCGTACGAGTGCCTGTTAGATTTTTGGGACTTCGAGTTCTGCCCCAACTGCTATGTGTATGAAAACTTGACATTCTTAATCTCCGTAATTAATTGTAATTAGTCCTTGAATTTTTCAAGATACTTTCTAGTTGCTTCTTGTGCAAGTCTTTTCTTTCTTGCTTTCTTGAGTTTTCTTTTTTCAGAATTGGAAATAAAGCGACTGCGCTTTCTAACCATCTCTATTAACCCTTCTTTCTTTGTCTTTTTAACAAACCTTCGGATCATTCTCATTTGATCTTCATTGTTTCTTCTTTTCACTTCAAAATTAACTGGTTTACTCATTTTGCCTTCCTTATTTTAGTGCATTCCATTTTTTACCAAACGCCCCCATCAACCCATCAATATTAATACCCTGGTCGTTCGGGTCAACGCCCGAAAGTGGACCGGACGGATTTGTGACACCTGGGGTTCCAGCGGATGATAACGGGGCAGTACCCTCAAAAATATCTACGCCGCCGTATGCATCCTTGCCTATTGCCTCTAGCATCTTATTTTTTGATTCTTGAAGTCTCTTTGTAACCTTTTCAGTTCTTTCTGTCGACATAGTAGCAGCAAATCCTGTCTTTGGTGAAGATTCCACTATGGTGTTTTGATTTAACCCTGTTGCGACTTCAGCAACAAGGGTAGAGAGGACGCCCTCTTCAAAAATTGCTTCCTTAATACACTCCATTATGATTGGTTTAAGTATTGCTTTTAGTTTATTGGTTTCTTGTAATTTCATTTTTCCCTCAAAATATCATTCAATAATACATTTACTCTGTCAACCCTGTTCAAAGGGGAAGACATATCTTTTGATTCATTCACTTGAGACATGATCGCTCCTGGTGTGGATGGGTCAGAAACCATATCAAAACATATCAATTGAAAATCATCTTCTACTAAAGTAATCCCGTTCTGCTCTCTGACCGAACCCATGCCTCTTGATGATATACCACAAGGGACGCCCGATTTAACTAAAGTTTCCAAAATTCTACCGGATGGAGTTGACAACACTTCAATTTTACCCATAACTTTTTTACCTTCCATCCATATGTCGGTAACTAGGTGAGAGCAATTCTGCAGGTTAATCACAGATGACTCTGGATGATCTAACTCTCCCAGTGCTCTTCTTTGTTCGACCAGATTCTTATACTTTTGCACTTCTCTTTCCAGCAAATTCATTGGATACACTCTGCCATTATGGTTCTTTGTCTCCGCCATTTGCATAACTCCAGTCAATATAGTTGTCCCTTCTGCGACTCTACGCTTCTCGTCTTCTGTCAAAAGGTCTTGGCATATACCACCTTCGCATAATTCAAAATACTCTCTTAAAAGTTTCATAGCACTCCTCTTTCAGCGGGGACCACCCGCGTCATCTACTTTCCGCTGCAGCAGCGCCTCACTGGTTGCATCATCCATCTAGATTTTATTAACGAATTCATTTTTTATTCCTCAGTGTTTAAATCTATTCTCAATCCATCATCGCCAATCAACATGCTACCAAAGTAACACACTATTGAAGAATAGCACCCCATAACGAATGCAGTAGACACAGAATAGTCAAATGTAAATAGGTCAGTTGTTGGGCTTATTGCCCACAAAAACACGCCGGTCCAGAAACCAGTGCACATAGGGCAGGATAAAAGTTTTCCCATCCACCCTTTAGTTGGTCGAATTTTATCAAATATGCTTCCGTAAATTAGAATTTGCGTCATACCTATACAGGCAATAGTATAAACGAGCATCAGTTCTCCGACATTTCTCGTAAAATAGAATACATGTACTGGTATCCATATGGGCGAACCTGGTGGTCCATCGACCCTTTCTTTTCCTTGTGCGGGACTTCGCCAAGTTCAGTGCTGTCTTTTTCTTCCGGATCCAAAAAGAAATCTTGCAATTTATCTTTATAGTTCTCTCTAGATTTGATATTTGGCATCTCTTCCTGCAGGAAGTTAAAAACCTCTAAAAGTGCCATCTGAAATGAAGAAATTCCATCTAACTTTGATTTAATTATAAACCCCTCAAGCGATGAATGAACTGACCCAAATCGAATAGAAGATCTTTCAAGCACTCCCCTAGTTGCCAAAGATTCTAGTATCTTTGTTTGAGTATGGTATGCTTCTTCATTGATTGATTTTTTTGGAAAGGTTGATATTTTTGACTTACTCTTTGAAACAACTATATCAATTAGATCATGATCTAATATCATCACATCGCCATTAAGTGCTTTTTTTGCTTCTTTAAAGAATATTTCCTTTTTAACCACAGGATCTTTTTCGCCCTTGATAATATTGATCTTAAGCATTTCCGATCTCCCTAATTAACTCTTGTATCATCAACACTTCTGTAATCACGACCTCGTCAATTTCTTTATCTTTAAAGGAGTGCAACTTTTCGTGAACCTTTTCGTACTTTTCTTTTATCTCTTGATTTTCAAAAATCTCATCTTCTTTAATGTTCTCAATCTTCTCTTTCATCTCAGCAATTTGCTCATTTAGTTGATGCTTCAACTCAACATCATTATCAGAAAATGAAACAATGTAAGTAGTTAAAAGATTTCTCTGATCTTCTGGAAGGTCTCCGTATTTATCATTAAACTTTTTGACAAACGTTTTATATGTTAAATTGTCAACGTGACTCTTGTTATCATTATTGTTTTCGGTTGTTAGCATCTCTACCACTCTATTTTCCAGCAACATCTTCTCTTTCATAGACGTCTTATTATTAAAGATATTATATATGGTTGCAATGCTTTTATAGTTAGGCACAAAATTAGTAAATACGTTTGGGGACAGGGTATAGTTGATTTCTTTAATCAATCTATTTTGATGTGAAAATACCTGTTTTCTGTCCAAAGAATTATATCTGTGCTTTGCCTCTTCCAACACCGAATGTGCTGCGATGTCTTTCATTCCTTTGGATTCTAATAGTTCTCTGTAGATTAGCAATTCCTCTTTAAGAATCCCTTCACAAAAGTGATCTTTTATAATATTTTTAATAGAATTTTGCCGAGATGCATTCTTTCGAACGACAGACTTGACGTATTCCCTAATCAGAACCTCAAACAAAAACGCTGTATTTCTTTTTTTATTGTGCTTTAGTCTCATTTTTAGTATTCCTATTTTGCAATCCATCTAAAAGGTCAGTTACTTCCTTACTTAGATTAAAAATTTTGTCCTCTTCTTCAATGTAATTAGTCTGGACAGACTCTGAAATCCTATCGTTATCTTCTCCGACGACACCCCTGGAAAGGGATTTTAGTTTCTTGTACCCGGAGAACGTCTTAACGGATTGGTTGCGGCCGCCTGTGTCGCGCTTGTCCCTCTCTCCTGTCATTGATTTTGTAATGTGTATTTTACCTTTTGATTTTTCGTGCTTTTCATTGTACGAATCCTCTCTTGACCCCGGTGCAGCAAGTAGATTCGTGTCTTCGCCGCCACCAGGAGCATCGCCGCCTTCAGGTGGTGGTGCTGCAGCATCTCCGCCAGCTAAGTCAATGCCGGTGCCGCCTTCGCCACCAGTGCCGAGATCCCCACCAAGACCAGCAGCAGGATCAACGCCCTCTGGGGCAGTTCCTGCAACGCTAGTTTGTTCTGCTGCCTCTGCCTGTGCCTCTTCCGCCACTGCTTCTAGTTTAGCGTCATATTGCCTATCGTAGTACATCTGACGCTGATTCTTTACAAATTCCTCTTCAGTCATATTAAACAAATTGGATGCAATCCACTGTCTACTGAAATATCCCTCTGTTGCTGCGGAGGCGACCTCGAACTTAATTTTCCAATGTTCCAGTTCTTGTATTTCTGATATTTTAGAAGGATTGTTTAATTTTAATTTAAACCCAATTAAATCTTCCCCCCTAAAACCCAAAGTATACAAGTGCACAATCCCTATTTTTTCGAGTTCTGTTACAACAGATCTTTGTAGTCTTAAAACAGTACGTGCAAACCTTATATCCTTTTGTGCTAAAGTTGTTGCATCCTCCCCACCGGCACCAGATTCAGCATTTGTGCTGGTTAGGTAAGACCCTGGAATCTTCAAAGCTGCGAACAACTTGTCCCTCAGATACTTGACGTCATCTATATCTCCAGTCATTGTACCACCGGCAAGAGATTCGATTCTGGAGCTAGAGTTAGCGCGAGTTGGGACAAAATAATCCTCATCGACTGACATTGGATTATATCTTAGGTCAACTCGTCCGGTGGATGGATCAACCACCTGATTTCTCTTCATAGACGTCATAACCTTTTGCATATATTGTTCTATGTCTTGGGGTGGTATGTTTCCAACGTCAATGTAAAAAACCCTTCTTTCTGGAGATCTAACAATCCTGTACGCCATCATGGCGTCCTCTAAAAGTGTTAACTGCCTCCATATTCTTCTAGCGGGTTCCAAAACTGACGTGCCATACGGTGCATATTTATCATTTCCTAAAATTCTAAAATGACCAATTTGCCAACTTTCAAAAGTCAACCCGGCAGAATTCCACTGAAACTGTGCATAATTGGGGTTTGTCTTATCCTCACCCTCCAATCTCTCAATTTCCTGACCCGGTAACCCTATGACACTCTTTACTCCCAAAACCTCGTCTATATCTAAATATAAAAAGAAATCACCGTACTTGCACATCGTTCGGCACCATCCAAATAGATTATACTCTATATTCATTATATTAAAATAAAGTGCATTTAGTATACCCTTTATCTCTTCATTGTTGCAATCAATTGACATAAGGGGGGATAAAAAACTATGGTTTGTCATTTCATCAGCATAGATATCTAGCGCTGATGCGATCTCTGGGGTATATTCCATCTGATCAAAGTCAACGTATCTTTCTAATCTATTTTGACTGTTTTGTGTATTACCGTACAGTCCTGCAAATGGATTATAGTCCATCCTTTTAAACTGCTTACCACTAGCAGAAGTGAATCTTTTCGCATACATGTCCAACTGTCGTCTTTTTAATCGGCGAGCAGTTTGGGTTCTGTAATTTACTATTGGTCCTGAAAGCAGTCTAGTTAATTTTTTAAATAGAGTGCTTTGAGCATTTTTAGGATTTTGCTTATTTCTTACCGATCTTGGCATTCATTTACCCCTTATATAACCATGGATACTTATTGTAAGTTTCGGCGTGTGCTCTTTTCTTGTCAAACATGTCCTTACCTTCGTATCCCTGCATTCCTTTTATTGTTGTGTTAATTTTTGTATTTGTAGAAACCATTGTAGCAAGAAATGCCTTATTATATTCTATATTTTTTTTGTTATCAATCAAAGCGGTTTCCCTTACCCAACAACCAATTGCACACGCCATTATTAAATCATCATTATAGGATCGCATTGCTTCAGGGCGTCCATTGTTCCAAACAAAAGTTTTCATCTCACTGTAAAGTCGCGATGAATTTATCTTAATTAGTCCATTTCTTACAAATTCTTCCAACTTTGCCACAATTAAAGGTCTAGTTCTTTGTGTTGTGGTGAACCCAGGCACAGAATTCGATACCGACTCGGCCGTTACCTCATCAACATATTCGTGAGTAGACTTTATTGAGTGGTAGATGTTTGGACATCCCATATCCTTCAGTTTTGTTAACACGCTGAATCCTACAGTATTGTTTTCGACGACCACCATACAATCACCATACTCGCTGGCAGCGCTTCGGATTATACCTGAAAATATATCAGGTGCCACTTTTCCCTGATATTCTGCTACTATTTCCATGTTTAGCGTGTCGAATACATGAAAAACAGAATAATCACGTCCGTCGCCTCGGGCAACATCAGCGCTTAAAAGATATGGTATCTCTGGAGAGTATTCTTTCCAGATCCAATAATTGCGGTCAAATCCTGTCTTATGTTTTGGATCTTTTACGTTTTCGTATATGACCTGCATTTGTTCTGGATGAAAAACCGTTTCACCTGACATGTTAAAATTACACTCAAGTTCCTGGGCAATCTGTCTCCTCGACATGTTTTTTGTCTCTTTTTCAAACCACTCCTGGTCCCTATCTGGGTGTACTTGCCATGGCAGGGTCATGGGATAAAAGTCATTCAATCCGTTAGATGAATTTACAAAGGTTTTGTGAAACCAATTTCCAACACCGTTTGGTGTTGATAGTGCAATACAGCGGCCGCCAGTAGATAGGGTTGGATATAGACCCGTCCACAATTCCGCAAGTCCTTCGACGTGTGCTGCCTCATCGATAACCAGCAATGACAGTGCCTCTGATCGACCTGCGTCGCCAGAGGTTGAAGATGCCTTTATTTGTGATCCATTTGTAAGTTCAAACGACGTTCTATTATCAACTGATACTTTCGCTATTTTGATCCACTCTGGACAACTCTTAAGAATACTTTTAACTTTCTTTACAAGATTAGCAGCTGTGCCAAACTTTGTTGCCAACACAAGAACATTCTTCTCTCTATGAAAGAGCATCATCCAAACAATATATGCAGCAGTAACTGTCGACAACCCCAACTGACGTGCCTTTAGAACAATATTGAACCGATGGTCTTCAAAATTTTTCAATGCATCTTTTTGAAAAGAGTAAGTCTTGAAGGGTATTAAACCATGCATAGGGTGAGTAATCTTTGCATAATTATTAATAAAATAGTTAGGATCCTTACCACACCTAACAATTTCTCTCATCACTTCTTTTTTAGAGAGTGGTGATTTCATTTAAATTCATATTCCCTACACAAATCAAGTGTCGATTCGGTATTTGCTTCACGACACTGATCAACATCAAACATCCAACAGAACGTGGAATTATTTCCTGGTTCTAGGCAATCTTCTGTGCAGATTTTGCGATGATTCGCAGAGTTTGGATTATGGCAAATCCACAACAAACTGCTTTCGTGACTTTGCAATGTATTCTCAATGCCACCATCTGTGTCTGAATCAATGCTAGTATTACATGAAATTAGAATTAAAGCAAGAAATAAAAAAGCACACTTCATTACTTCCCCCTGTTGGAAAAGTTATATGCTTTAAAAACCTCATAGGGATCAGATTTTCTCTTATCGTTTGGTGTTTTCTTTGCTTCTGGAGTTTTTGGAATATCTAAACTTGGTCTGTCAGGTTTTTGTTCTTCAATACCACCGATGGCAAATCTCTGTTTTGCAGTAACCAAGGTTCGAACTCTAGATATGGGTTGCACAAGAACATCCACTTCGCCTTCAGAGGTTAGCGAAAGACTAGATTTAGTTAATGCTCGATACTCCTTCTTTAAAAATTTTGCGACGTCAGATATTTTTGAAGATACGTCATTTTCTAGAGAACCGCCATAAACCTCTTTTAGTTTTATTTCACTAGAATAGGTTATGCAAATCTTGTTTCCCTCAAACTTCACGCCGAACCCATCAATAACCCTTCTATCAACAAGAGGATCCCCCTCCTCCCTTTTAAGTCCGATCTTTAATGGTTCATCATTTTCGTCAAGTGCTCCATCATACTTTTTTGCTAAAACTTGTGATATGCCATTAATAATTTCAAGTGTTGTCGCCATTTATTTGCTCCTTTTCTGGTCGCCATCCCGATTGCCACCTTTCCTCTCTGCCTTCCACCCACTGCACATAACATTTGAAACAACACTCAAATCTTGTCATGTATAAGTCGTCTTGCGCAGAAAAAGAATAAGAATCACAAACTGGGCAATGCCTATTATTTTCTTTAGTAAGTAGTTTTTTACTGATTAAAAATCCTTTGTACTTTTCCTTTGAGTTTTTTGCCTGCCTGAAGAACGTCTTTTTATAAAAACTTTTAATTTGCTGAAGGTATTTTTCTTCCTTGTCTGGGGTCCAAAAACTTTTAGGGTTTTGTATCGATTCTTCACCCCAACGCTCTGATATTGCCTTTTCCAATCGTGCTATAAAATTTAAATCCTTCTTCATTACAGCACCAACAATACAATACCCACCGCTGTTAAAACACCCGCAACAAAACCACCACCCGCAAACAAATACCAATTATTGTTGGGTTTCTTTAAAGCAATGCCCTCAAGTTTCAATATTTCCTGGTCCTTTATTTCAACAATTTTTTTGTATTCTTCTTCTAAAGATTTTATTTGTATCTGTAAGTTTCCTATGTCTAACCCATACTTAGCATGAAGAGAGTCTTTCTGCTTTTGCAACCTAAGACCACACCTCGCTTCCGATTGCTCCTTATCTGCGATGATTATGCCCATTGCTCGATCAGTCAAGCACCACCCGTCGAATGGTGCGGGGTTACCCTTTTCTACCCGCTGGACCTGTTCTTGAGCAAACGAGGTCGCAGTAAAACTAATCAGTATCAGGTATGTTAAAAAGACTTTTGATTTTTTCCTTAACAACATCTGGACTATCCTTTGAATCCTGTATGATTTTCTTAATTGATAACTTTTCTGCTTTTGTTAGTTTAACATGTTTTTCTTTATATTTTTTCTCAATTGCTTCAACGGTTTCATAATATTCTTTTAATATCTTATCTCTTTCGCTTAACTGCTTTTTGTGTGACTTTTTTATCTCTATCAATTGCCGCTCATAAGATTCCTTCCTCACTTCCAAGGTCTTAATGGCATATTCTGCATTTCTCCTAGATACAGTCCAAACAATTATAGTCCAGAGAATTAAAAGGGGTACCTTCCAATTCTCCTTTAACCAAAGCGCTGCCACCTTTAGATAATACATTTTAATTTGATTTTCCGTGCTTCCATTGCACTGCGAGATCTACTAGTGCTTGAGATCCAATATAAGCGAGCGTCACTGCGACCCAATCACCAGAAGTGAGTGCGCCAGCGATGGCTAACCCAGTAGCGGTCAACCACGCTAAAAACTTTCGAGATATAAATTTTTCCACATGTCTGTCAGCAAATGCCTTCAATGCTGTCATAACTGTTTCCTCCTTAGACGCTGATATGTGCAAACCCCTCTCTCTTGTCAATTGAGATCTGCATGTCCACTGCGTCTTTAAGAGTATCTAGATGTGAAATCAAAATAACTGTCCTAAAATAAGACTTGACCATGTCCATGATACGCACAAATCCCTCCATATTATCCTCATCTAAAGCAGTGCCTGGTTCGTCAAGAATGAAAATATCAGGTTTAGGCAAACTAGAAACCGTCAAAAGAGCAAGTCGAATCGCCATAGAAGCGATTGTCTTTTCTGCTCCGGATCCCATCTCAAGTGGGCGAGGTTCAAACCTATGATGTTTAATAAAAATATCAAGCTTTTTGTCTTCATTTAAAATAAAAACCTCAAAGTCAACAACACCAGTTAAGATCTTGGCTATTTCTTCGTTAATTACTGGCAGTCTATTTTTAATAATATCATATGATATTCCATTTGGGTGACAACACCTCATAAACAATTCATATGCTGCAAATTCTGATCTTAGTGATTCAAGCTCTGCTACGCTTTCTTTTAAGTTTTTAATTTTCTGCTCTGACGACCCAACATCTCTAAAAAGATTGTTTGTCTTTACCTTGCACGTATCACACTCCTTCTCTGCCTCTGCGACCTTTTTTACAAATTTGGCGCGTCGGTCGACCAACTCCTCCAAGTTTTCAATCGCTTCTTTATTGTCCTCATATTGTTTAAGTTTTGAATCTAACTTTTCAAGAATTGTGCGATGCTTAAACAAGTCTCCTTCATTTTTATCAATAGAAAGTTGCAAAGTGGCAATACTTTCTGACACTTCATTCTTCTTTTCTGTCAACTGATTGAACTTATCGACATACGAAAGTATTTTATCCTGGTCGAAGGTAGACAATTCTTTACCCAAGTCGTTTATTTCTTTTGATAAATTTGACATTACCTTGTCTTTTGCTTCAACAACCGTCCCGATTACTTCAACACAGTCTTCGCAAAGCAAATCATTTTTCTCAACAAGGAGCGTTCTTTCCTCAGACGCCTTTTTCATTTCAGAAAGAAGAAATTCTAACCTACCCCTATTCTCAACAATCTTGCTCTTCTTTTCTTCATACCCCCCAATATCAAACTCTGATAAAAATTTCGCGATCTTTTGAAATTTTGTTTTTGCCTCTTCCAGATCTGTGGTATATGAAATTATATTGTTTTCGATGTTATTGATCTTGGAAAATATTGTCTCCTTTTCCATCTTCACTTTAATGGGGTCAATAATTTCAGTTGGAGCAGACTCTATCTTCTCCGTTAGATCATCTACAGTTTCTTGATTTTCAAGGATAATTTTTTCAAGATTCTTGCACTTTGCAACATTCTTTTTCAATTCAGAGTTTTTTAATTCCAAATCAGATATCGCCTCCTCTATCTGCTCTTTGAAATCTATACCCTCCAGACGCCGAAGAGCGCCCCTTATATCGGTACACTCCTCTTTTGCCATCTTAAACTTTCTATCAAAAATCTCTAAATCTAAAAACTTTGCTAGTATCTCTTTTCTTTTAGTCGATCCTTCGTTTATAAATGCTAAGGAGTCCAACTGTGATGCCATAGATGTCATCAAAAAATCATCTAGAGTGCCAAAGTATTTCCTTATGATCTTATCAGTATCTTGTCGAGATGTGCCATTTAATATCTCCTGATTTCCTATTAAATCTTCTGACAGAAACTCGACATCCGTCTTTGCCTCTTCTGTTTCTACTCCCTTTAGTTTTTTGACATACTTTTCTGATGTTCTGGTAATTTCAAAATTCTTATCTCCAACCTTGATTTTTGCCTTAGCAGAACCTAGATCAAGATTTTGGTTTATTATGTTTAAATTTTTTCTTACGGACTTTGAAGTAGAATTATATATTGCATACAAAAGACTATCAATAACAGAAGACTTCCCTGAGAAGTTTTTACCGAAAATGCCGACAATGCCTTCTAGTTTTGAAAAATCAATCTTATTACCTTCGCCATAGTTAAACAACCCATCCCACTCTAACGACTGCATACTCCAATTAACATTTCGATATATCTCTTCAGATTCCTCAATTGCTTTATTTAACCTAGAGTTTAAGGAGAGAACTTTTTCCATAACCTGTTCTGAGACTTCATAATCTTTTAGATACCCTTCTATTAAGCGGTTTTGGATCTTTATATTTCTTAAATCCTCCTGCTCTACTGAAGGAGTATTAACATCCAATGCCTTGCTGGATGCCCTGTTTAAGTAAGTTATGCTTTCTGGTTTATATTTAAACTTTGCAATATCGACGCTCTTTCTCATAACATCTAGAGAAATATTTGAATCAGATACCAACCTGACTCTTGAACCCGGAATCACGTCCACCTCTGGTAGTGTGCCATCCTTATTTAATTCAATTGTTACAAAGGGTTTGGGGTTGTCAAAGGTTATTAACTTATTAGTAAACTTGTTCTTACTCTTAATGTCCCAAAGCAAATAACCTTTATCCAAAGATTCGCCAAAGTTCTGCTGAACTGTTGAACCTGCATACCATATTCTCCCCTCTTTGTCTAACTTCTGCGTTTTGTGAATATCTCCAAGAAAAGCAAAGTCAAAGTTATCAAAGATGCCAATATCATGATCACCTCCTAAAGTCCAGTTCAGATCCGTTTTGGACCTGTCAATTGCACCATGATATAGTGCAATATTAATCATACGTTTATTACTAGGTTGAATCCAGTTTTCCTCATCAAACACAGACAACACGTTTAAGCAAAATTTATTATCAATCTTATGTTCTCCCGAGTTTTTGAGAAGAATAATATTGTCATTATCCAATGCTTTAATTATTGGAGTAATTGCATCCTGCCGACTAGCATTCTTCAAATTGCCATCATGATTCCCAAGGATTATGTATGTTGGGGCGATTTTAGCAAGATTTTCAAAAAAATCCCTTGCCATATCAACAAACTCGGGAGATATCTGTGTTTTCGTATGGGCAATGTCACCGCAGTGTATTATGCAATCTACGCCCTCTTCCTTTAAAGAATCATATAATTGTTTAAAAACTTCCTTGTATTCATAGTGATATTTTAAATTTCGAATGTGCGTATCCGCTATGTGTGCAAACTTCATTAACCCTCCGTTTTGTTACTTGATGTTTGTATTTTCATTAATGTGATTAATAAATTTCTCTAAAAAATTAAGTTTCTGAGATTCGTTTAGGGTTTCAAATTTTTCAATTATCTCGTCCGCCATAACAAACCCGTCCTGACTCTGGTCAAAGGATCTGTCAATCTCTTCACTGATGATGTTTTTGAGAAGTTTCTTTTCAATAATCATATCTTACCTCCAAAATTAAGTTTTCGTAATAAATAGTCGTCCCTTGTAATAATAGAAGCACGTTTCTTATACTCGTCAAGTAGAGAGTTTGGCACTTCAGCAAGATCGGAATAATCATATATTTCTATTTTATATACTTCTACGCCAAAGTCAAGAAGATTTTTAATTATTTTTAATTCTTTCTGCTTGGCATCTTTGTCTAAGCAAACATAGACAAACTTACTGTTTTCAACAATTTTTGAAAACAGTTGGGACTTTGTATTCAGGGTTGATCCTAGTATTGGGATACTGTTTTGATACTTTAATGAATCAAAAAACCCCTCTACTAAAACTATTGGACTATCCCAATCAATCATTAAATCATTAAAGACCACGTCCCTCGTGCATGGGGGATTCTTGTACTTCAATCCACTACCATCGAACGATCTTGCTATAAAATAATTTAGTTCACCATCCTGGTTAAATGACGGAATTATTACTCGATTCTTGTACGGTCCATGAAAACAAAATCCCATTTTATACATAAAAATCTGTTCATTCGTAACCCCTCGGTCTAGCAAATATCTTTTTGCCTTTTTGCCTATACTGGATAGATTTGCACTGGTTAGCGTTGAAAAATGCTTTGGCAAATCAAGGTGTGTCTGCGTGTCCTTGTCACCAGTGGCAGCAGTGTTAAACATATCATCAAATCTTGATATATCAACCTGACTAGTAAGCGACCTCCACTGCTCCTTCAGTCTTCTATCTTTAATGAGTGGGGCGATATTGTTTCCCCTATAGTCACAAATCCAGCATTTAAAAACATTTTTTTCTACGTTTACAGAAAGTTTTCTCTTGTGGTGATTGCATTTGGGGCAATAAAACAACAATTCATTATTTGATTCATAGTATCCGCCCAAACTTTGCTTAACTATTTTAAGTTTTTCGTTGTACAAATTACATAACCCGCTTTCGCTATAACCCAACTGTCGGAGCGATCCATCGTTCCTGGTTTGGGATTTCCATGTTTTGTATATTCTACAACAAAAGTTGGTTCATTTGCAAGAACAAAATCAAAACTTTTTTGTTTTGCGTTTTCTCCTCTGGAAACCTTTATGCCAACTTGCTTTCTCGCAGAGGTTGCTGCTATCATTTCAGGTTTTATTCCAAAGATTTTATAACAGTGCCACGAAACAATGCCATTAAACCTAGAGAGTGTTGACAGGGTTTGCGCCGAAGAAAACCCTGATCTAAAAGAATGCAATGATTGCTCTACAAATATGTCACTTATATTATATTCCATAGACAGCGACATTAGATTGTTATGCACAAACATTGCTTTTTCATATATCGAAGGAAACTTTTTCTTGTTTCTCGTGTCCCAAGATTGATTAAGTATACAGGTGCCGTCGTTATCAAGTAGAGTTATACCTGTTATGCTGGTCGAAATGTCTAAACCTAATATCATGTGCTCGAAAGTAAATACTCAACGTATTTTTGTATAAGCACTTCTTGTGCTTCACTATCTATATGATACCATTCCCAGGCAACACTTTTAGTTAAAACTTTAATTTCTTTTTTGGTTTTTTCAATTTTCTCATCAATGGATTCCGTATTCAGTGGTATTTCATCCGGTATTTCAATATCCAACATCATTGCGTATTCTACCAGTTTAAAATAGTTCTCTTCTTCGATTGCGTTATTTAAATCCTTAAATATATCACTTCTGACCTCGCTACCATCAGAAGACTTGTCAGGATGAGTTGCGCTAGCTATCTTCCTGTACAAACTCTTATACTCTTTTGGAATTTCTTTTTTTGATGATTCCGGTGGTTTTACAAAAACCTGTTCTTGTTCTTGTTGTACTTTGTTTTTGCCTTTGCGATATTGTGCTTGCTGTTTTGCATTCTTGGCGTTTTTTGTCATGGGTTTTTCATCTGCGCCAGCTAACCCTGCAAGTTTTTTTAATTTGTGTTTTTTTGATTTATCTGGTACTGAATCGACAAATTGTATAAAAGACTTAGAGAACATCATGGCAGCTTTGGCATGAATCTTTTGATGTATTTCATACTTCTTTACTAAAAACTTTAATTCATGCAGTTTTAATTCGTACAACTCGCTCCCATGTTTCATTAGATATCCAACCTAAGTTTAAAGGTGTATTCTCTATCCTCTGTTTTTCTTACGGGGTTGGCAAGTTTAGCAACACCGATAAGTCTCTTTTTGTCATCGTATATACCAATCTTAGAAATATAGGTTTGCTTAACATAAGATGAAGTCGTTGCGTACTCACTATGCTCCATTTTAGAAAAAGATAAGTCTTTATGCTCTCTATAAGAAACACCGGAATTTACAGGGTCCTTAACACTATCCTTACTATAAGATGTCGGATTTGTTGAATTGTTTAATTCCCCTTTGGGTGCATGTGCAAACATTGTTATTGTTGGAACATAGTTTACGCCTTCAAAATCCATAACAAACATAGAGTTAACCAATGTTCCTGCAGATGTTCCATCGTTTGCTCCGACTCCAAAATATTTCCACTTAGGATTATAGTTGTCGTTGCCAATATATTTATCTGAATGGTTTGCGTTTAGATCCCATGAACCTGTCAAGCACACAAACCCCTCATTATATAAAACAACACCCGCGACCTTGCCGTTGTTGGTAGCGGCATTGATTGTCCCCGAGACCTGCACCAATTCTCCATTTTTCTTTGTGTCGCGCAATTCCGCTGCAAGAGCGCCTGTTATATAGAATTTTAATGATACTGACCCTTTCTTTATCGAAGATCCATAAAATATTGAGGGTATTTCTATTAATGATATTTCTTGTTTAGACTTATCCCACCCACTTAGTCCCATGTCATTAGTTCCACCTGAATATGGATTTGTTGTATCATCAAAACAATGATGGTGACTTTGATGAACATACTCGTTAAAGGTATTCTTTAATGCATTGATAAACCTTTTATTACTTGTCAGTTTCAAATAACTGCCATGAAATCTTTCTTCATTATTGACTGTTATAAAAGTATCTGTTGTCTGTGCGAAGCGGGTTCTCTTAATACTTGAAGTTAAGGGATAATCGCCCTTTATATAGTCACCATACTGAAACTGCGAAGTGGTGTCAAATTCTGAAGTGCTTATTGTTTTAAAAGCAATTCGTGCACTGTCCTTACTTATAAACGGATATATAGATTTACCATCAGGTGGAGCGCCTGTGCCTTTATCGATAGGTCTATCGACATTCAACTCATATAAAGAAACAAACCCCTGAGACGTCCCGTGTAGGTTATTTAATTTTCCTTTGGTATTTTTAAGTCCGTTAAAATATACCTTAGAATCATTTATTATGAATTCGCATTTTGGAAAAGTTTTAATTCGATTATAAAATAAATCGTTTCTTTTAAATTCTCTAAAGGGCATATCGATTTGCCCCCCTTAGTAATCCAACCTTACTCTCAATGTAAGTTCATTAGTTGGGTCTTTTCTGAGTGGTTCAGATAGTTTTGCAACTGCCATCAGCTCATTATCTGGAGAGTAAAGTCCCACAGAAGTCACATAAGATATTGGCATATCCTGGGCGACATCCTTAACCACTATCTTCGATGAACTTAAATATGTTGGATTCGCACTATAATTAAATTCATTATGATTTGCTCTACAGAAATAAACAGTTGAGTTAAGTTCCGTAGTGTTGTTAAAAGAAATATTGTGAATTCTTCTACGAATGTTATTTGCAATGTGCTGAATCTTAGATCCGGTCATCATAGTATCGATACTAGCACTAAATGGTGCACCACCATCTGCACCATACGCAGAACCACCAGGAGCAATGAAAAGACGACCATCGCCGTGGTGTCCGTCGATACTCATGGAGACTGACGTCATCAGCATGCCAAGTCCGTTTGCAGTGTCGTCTCCGTCAGCGCCTGCGAAAACAGAAGCAGTGACGACTGCTATACCTGCTTGATAAAATATTAATCCTGCGTGGGCGCCGATTGAATGACTGCCTGTAACACGTCCAGTGATATCTTGACCGCCGTCAGCTGACCCGATCGATGCAGATAGAATCCCATACTCTCCTGCAGGGGAATTTATCCTAAAATCATTTTGAGCATTCGTATCTTTAAGGGTTAAAATATTTCTTACTCTCGATCTCAATCCCTTTTTAATCATAACAGGATCAACACCCAAGTCCAGTTGAAATGATCCCTTCTTAATTTCATCCTTAACAAGAAGTCTAGAAAAATTGAGAAATATAACTTCCCTCATTTTACCGAAAGCGTTGCCACGGGCGCCGTCAACTGGGGACGCTACGTTGCCGTCTGCATCGAAAACTCGAATGTTCCCATTAGTGTCATGCCCCATAAGAACCTGTGCCATCTGATTGTACATTGCTATCTTCTTTGCTTGCTGTCGGAAATTGCCTGCATGTATATTGCCAGATAGCGAACTGCCACTACCAATACCTACAGATATATCAAAAAGATGATTGGCGGATGAACTCAGAAAAGGATAATCATACACCGACTGAAACATTCCGTGTGAATAATTTTTAATATTCAATTCTGCAAGTCCACCTATATCACCTTTATTATAGGTGCCTGAAACGATTGCGCCAGTAATTGGAATCGCCTCATGCAGTAGAGTTTTTGTTGTTGTTACATCATTGTTTAAAAAGGGTTTGAATGTTGTTGCCATGCTTTTTTTAATCCTTAAATCATATTATTGTTTTTTAATATAACGTATAGGTATATCAATAGAATAGGCAGTTGTGGCCGAAGTCACTCTAACTAAAGTATCTATAATCTTATACGTTGCCGCCTTGAAACCATTCAATTCGTTATCAGACGTAGTTGTTATTGTAGATCCCAACTTGTCAAACAAAAAGTTTGAACTTATTAGGTTAATACTTGGTTGAAGCTTAAATTGCAAAATGCGATCACGAGGACCTCTTATATTGTGCATCGACTTCTCTCCAAGCTCCACCCTATCACTTCTTAAAGAGTCTAGAGGTGGTGCAACGACAGGTTGCCCAGAGTCGTTAGTTCCCTCACTAACGTAATAAGATGCAATCTGATCGTCGTCTATAAAAGAAACTGGTAATGGACTAGCGGCGGCGCCGATATCAACCAACGAACCCAGTCTATAATCTGCCTCGATTATAAATTGAGTTTCCTGAAGGGTTGCTGGCATTCGCACTTGAGGACTTATCTCTGTTGTGTCGAGACCTCTCTCCAGTGCAACAAAGTTAACACTGCCGCCGACGCGTTCGGTGTTGCTGCCTAATATGATTCCTTTTTGGGCTAGGTCATTGTTAACCAACCCAGTGCCAACCAATTCAGTATCTGAATCGCACGTAATCAGGAATCCGCCCGTCGCTGAGTGGGTTTTAGAGTTTTTGTATCTTGCTTGTGCAATACCAGTGCCGCCAGTATTTCCACCGTTTAATAGTTTTAACACAGGCAGATGAAGCACGTTCGAAGCATTAATCGAAAGCAACTTGCTCTTCATTGTGGAGGTGTTGTTTGTGAACGCCTCAAGAAGTGGGGTTCTCAAAACCTCCAAATCGTAATATGCTGAACCACTAGGGTGATTCTTATTAAATAGAGAGTAATCTATCTCATCGTCGCCAAGAGCAAACTTAGAAATCCTAAAGTCTCCTCTTGCCATTCTAAAACGACCGGTGTCGGTCAAAACTGCGTCTAATATAATATCGCCAGAATTATCAAGAAATGCCATGTACTATAACTCCTCAAACTTCAATTGTAAATAGATTTTAACATATTAAATTCACTTTTTTATTTTCTTCGTGTTTATGCACTTTTAGATTAAACCTAAAATTTATATCTATCTCCTTGCCAGTGTTCTTACTTCTCAGTCTTAATTTAAATCTTTTGTTCCAAACTTTATCCAAATTTTCATCGCCAAGGACGTCCTCGGTGTTCATTCGCTCAAGATCTGAAAACTTACCAGTGGGTGGTGTATTTAGCGTTCTTTGAGCGAGTGCTGGTATCAAATAAATAAACTGTTTACCATCAAGCGCTGGTTCGATTGGATCAGACTTAAATGGAACTATTTCAACCTTTAATCTTGTGGCATCATTTATTGTAACCATTTCAATCATGTATACTTCTGACGGGTTTGATCTGTGACCATGTATGTCGATTGTTCTAAAAATATAATAATATTTCTTGTTTGGCACTATTCTGTCCAATATCGATACATTATCAGTATACCCCAACCTTCTAGATCTTAAAGAGTTGTAAAAATCATCATAAGATCCCGGATGCTCCTCCACTCTGAAAGTCTCAAACCCGACGACGGCGTCATCATGACGATGCTTAAGAAGACTGCCCGGTGACAACACATTCTGCAATGAAAAATTTGCATCTAAATTTATCTCTGTGCCTGGAGTGATTAAGTTTTGTGAAATACACGTTGCATAAAAATGTTGATTGTCTGTCTGTAATAGTGTTACAGGACGTGCTGAATATTCTCCAGTTGCGGCGGATAGGTTTATTAGAACTTGATTCTTTACACCCTTATATGGCACAAAATCAACATTTGGAAATACAGGTGGTTTATCAGTAACAGACACCCTTCTTACTGTTGAGGGCACCACTGCTATGTTTAAAAAGGGCATGTTGACTATACCTACTCCCTTTCGAAAGTCATTATCTTCATAGTTATCAAATTTAGAATTTATATCAACATATGCGTACCTGTTTCCGACTATGGCAACTACTCTATTGATTTCATAATCATACACCCTACTGTACTTAACCTGAGTGTCTACAAACTTCTCAACTTCTCTATCGTTATTTGACATAATATGAAAAGTACTAATATATGTGCGAGAATTGTCTACTCTATTGATCAAGTATTTATCGATACTAAAACCAATGACTTCATTTTTTGCGGGGACTCCAGACATTATTTGAGAATATGTTCTTGATCTAGAATTTATAAATCTTGATATTCTTATCTTTATCAACAACATTCGAAAAATATTAGAAAACTTTTCCATTGGAGACATTTGCGAAGCCATCTGGCCTGTGTAAAACTTAAACTGCTGATCAAACCATCTAGCAAAATCAAACGATCTATACGGTGTCAAACTTCTAGTGTCTCCGGTTGAAAGCTCAACTCCAAGCGTTTCTTCTCCTTGTATTGCGTCAAATCCACTTTGTACTATCTGATCTACATAACTAACTCCATCCATATCCAACCTTTCATCCAAGTCTTCATTCATCGCAACTTGATTATCAGTATATTGTGATTCTTGATCCGGTTCTAATAGAATACCTTCCACTGCGACATCTGGATTTATATTCGTCCTGTCTGTTCTTAAATTAGAAAAAAGATTTTTCATAAGCGTGTCGTCACCATTAAGAGTCATTGCTTCAGATAATTGAGATTTTTGTACACTACCCAATTCCATCTCTACAAACATAGGATTCATAAACCTGCGGTCGTAAAACATATCCAACTCTTCTCGTGTGTATGAACTTAAATAAAGATTATTCTTCTCATTATCTATATTAAAACCATAATAATCAGACATATATACTGCCAGCGCACGTTCTGAGTCTTCATTCCTCTCTGCGGCGCCTCGCAAAGTTGAAACAAAATCATTTTGACTTCTGGCATAAGTCCCCATAATTGGATTTGAATTTTCAGAAAAATAATTCATTTGATAAAATGAATCTGCAACTTGTAATTTGTTTGACAGACTTTCAATAAAATCTTCTTTTATCGGAGAACTCAATCCCTCTTTTCTTCTGGATGATGTTTCATAGGATAATTCAGACACCCTAATATAAGGAGATGGTAATTCAATTTCATCCAATACATCACTAAATATCTTTTCATACATACAATCATAATATGAATAAACCGGTCTAATATCAAAATAAGATTTATTGCCTATATCTAAGACATCCGCCTCTTCTTTTGAAAGTACATCTACAACGTTTGTTACGATATCTTCATAAAAGTTTCTTCCAACGTGAGGCATTCGACCAGGTCCAGTTGGGTTGAGTGGGTGTGTATTAAATTCTCGTGGAAACTTTTCCCCATAAAAAGGTATAACCGGAAACGGATTAAGGTTTACCTTTCGAAGTTCTGGAGAAGCAGAAAAGAGTATTATGTTCCAAGAAGTTGGAGACTGCGGTCTAGATGCCAAAGCTCTAAAGTTTCTAATTATTTCGCCAGATGGTGTTCTAGGTCCGGGTCTAACATATTCTGCTGCATGGTTTGTTTTCACATTGCCTGCAAAATAGTCAACCCAAGACCATTGCTGCGAGTCAGGACCATAAGACACGGCATATAACTCATGCACTTCATATCCGATCTTGAGATCTAAAAAGTTTTGCTCACTAAGGGTATCAACAATTTCTTCTAGATTCTCCCACTTGTCTCTTGCAAACACAGATCCAAGACGACCAGGATCTGCCGCCCTGATAGTCGCATTTTTACCAGGATCAATATATAATATGCCCCAATGAATTGCTCCGCCTGATGCCTTATTTATAAAATAAAAATCCGAACTTCCTTTTGTTTTCCCATGCTCGATCTTCATCGTATCAGGACTTGTATACTCTTGGGGTCCCGATAAATCACTAGCGTTAACCCACAATTTATCTGCAAACCATCTGAAAGAATCTGCTGTATACGTAGCGTCGTACACATTTGAAGGCGCCCTAATCGATGTTAATGGTGCCGCCTGAATTGCTAAAATATGTTTTGGTTTTGAAGTAAAGAGTTCCCCTAGTCGACCAGAATAGGCGGATGCATTATTGTTAAATAACCAGGTGCTGCGACCAGCTGCAAGATAATTTTGATATCGAGGTGTCAAAACTGCGTCTTCTAAATTTTCATTTAATAAGTTTTGTCGATCTTCTGCGATGGTCGCTTGAGCATTTGCCTGCAAGGATGCAAGAAATTCATTATTGTTGAATCCGCCCATTCGATTTATGGTATCTGTAAAGACTTCAGCTGGATCAGGGCTCGTAAAGACCGTAACTTCTGGTTCGTCTTCCTGGAACTGCAAAACAGATTCCGCAACACTGGGTACGCCAGGAAACCCAGGCATATTGGGAAAGGGTACATTTTGAAATTCAGGTGGCACCTCTTCATCTTCCAATTCCACAACTACCACATCAGGATATCTTTGACATGGGTCTCTCTCATCCGCCATTGTTAATAACCTCCTCCCCCACTAAATCCACTAAATGCTGCGGCGACAGCTGCCATTGCCGCACTGGAGTTTGATGAACTCGATGAATCTGAATCATCAGTATTTCCAGTGCCAGTAATAGCAGAAATTGCTGCGGCCGCCTGTGCTGCGCCTGTATTTGCTGCGGCGCTGATAGCGGATGCTGCTGATGCAACACTTTCTCTACCATCCATTATGGATGACGCCCTAAAAAACCCATGCGAGGATGGCAATCTTTGCCTGCGTCGACGTCGGGGCATGCGCCCTGGTCCGGATCCTTGACCAATTGCTGCAGCTGTAGCAGCAAGGTCTTCATTTAGTGACCCGCCCGTTAACACATCCAATGATCCTATATCGATTCTAGATGTCGACGTTAATGATGTCAAACTATTATATGTCAAAGCATTCACACCATTAAATAGCACCGCAGGTGAAGTATCATATATGCCGCCGCTTGGAAAATCCGCAGATGCTATTTGTGGGGCGAGATTAGCGATCTGGGCGGACGGAGATAAACTCCCTAGCAATACCCCTATCTGACTATATCCAAGGGCGGCAAACCCCTCTAATTCAGGAAAAAAGATACTTCTCTCTTGCCTGTTCTGCTGAACCGGTGTATTGTCTACCAGTCCACACTGATTCGAATTAATTCTAAAATTAATTTCTGGCGGGATAGCAGTAAGAGGTGAAACGTCTTCTCCGTAAACCACCGTGTTTGGTGACATGTGATCAATCAACCCAAGAATTCCAGAGTATAAATTTCCTTGCTCCAATTGTTCAAATGATGACATATACGCCAACATCTCATTAAAATTTTCTTCTTCTTGCAATCTTAATAATTCTTCTATAAAAATACCCAACGCATTCTGCGTGTCTGCATCTTCAGGATCTATTTCAAAGCTTTGCCCATACGGATTTGAATCGTCAGAAGTAGCATCAGGAACACCACCCATACCACCACCAAAATGCACTATAGTGTCTCCAATAACAACTGAAGATGGGGTTAGCACTATCGGAGCATCAGGTGAAATGTTATAGTTGTCTATTTCTACCTTCACCCTATTCAAAAGTGCAGCATAGTCTATGACTCTAGGTAAGAATGAAAATGATCTGCCAAGACCATAGTCGAAAAAAATTGATGGTCTTAAAGTGATATAGTTATCTTGATCGACACCGTAGACGGTATTGTTAAACCACTTTTGAACTTTAATTGTCTTGTCCCCTTTGGATGTATACCCGGACCCCTCATTGTTTATTGTTGATCTATAGTCTACATCCAGGTAATCCTCCATCTCTAATACCAAGTCTTCAAAAGATCTTATAAAAGCGCTAATAGTTTCTGGTCGTGCATTAGACGGGTCTATCATATTAATCAAACTCTGCCTGTCTGCAGTGCCGCCGCCTTGACCGTCAGGCAAATCAAAAACGCCGTCGTCCTTTAATGATTTTAAAGCACTTAGTGGACTTTGCAATCGATCATCTCTCTGCACACTGTTAACTGCGCTGCGAGTTAAAGAAACACTAGTTTTACCAAATGAAAATTGAGTTAGTATTAAAAATGTATCAACGTAATATGCGAACCCATTATAGTTTGCCCCGAATTCTTGTCTTGCTTCTCTCTTGAATTTATTAGTAAATGATTTTGTTCTAGTGTTATAGTTTCCATGCTGAATCCTATCAGCGTACTCTGGATATTCATCTGCGCCGAGACCGATCGGTAGTCCATCTTGTTCCTTTTTTATATAATGTGTATCACACATTGGGATTGAGCATTTTTGCTCATATCTTTTCAAATCATTCACGGCGAGGCGGCCGCGCTCTAGAAAGAGTAAAAGAAAATCTTTTGTTGTATCATTGATGGTTATCTCGACTCCATATTGATGTGTTGTATTACTATTATGATAGTTTGATATTTCATAGTCTTTAACAAAGAAAGATCTCATATTGGAAGTTCTGCCAGTCTGTTTTATGTAACCAAAATCATCCTGCTTTTCGATAATTTCCAGAGAGTCGCGAGCATCCGATGTACTGACAACAACATGGTCCATTTGATTGTACCTATCAAATTTTATTCTTTTAGGGGCACCAAACTTATTATGCCCAATTGCGGCGTTTGACACCCTTCTTCTCACAATCCTTATGCCTACAATCTTCATAAGATAGTTTAGCGGCAAGACATCATAAATTGGAATATTGTGCAACAAGTCATAATACCTAGAATTATTCTTGAATATGTCCTTAAAATCAACAGTAAATTCTATATTAGTATTTCTTGCTCCATGGTCATAGTCAACAATGACGTTTTCCGTATGAAAAAAATTTTTGTTTCTTTTTTCCAAATAAGATAATTCCGGTTTTAAAGATCTGAATCCTTCTAATTGCGCCGGGTAATAATTAACTAATTTTGCTCTTTGTAGTTTTCGAAAATCTTGCACCTTTGTTACCGGCACCTGAATCGCTTTTAGTCGGGGTCCCATATCCCTTCCAGGGAACCCGGCCATATACCCAACATACCCATTGGGTCCAGGATTGTCACTTGAATGATAATGAACTGGTCCGTAATATGGACTATTCGTTTCTGTGTCTCTGTATATTCTTGCCGTTGAAACAACGTTGCCACCAACAAAAATAGAGTCGTATGTCAGGTCCCCAACCATATAACCAAGCTTGTTTGCATTTTCATTAGAAAATCCATCTATTGATAGTCCTAATTCTGTAAAATCAAAAAAAGTAAAACACACCAATGATAAATTGGAACAATTATCCCACTCTTCATTGTTTATTTCGTAAGATCTACTATATGGTATGACGTTTATTACGTTATTATTTTGATCATAAGTTTCATATATTGTGTTTCTAAATTCAAACCCCAACTCTTGTGGGCGACCATCCTGTATGTATAACTCATTAGTTTTGCCATTTAAGGTATATCCCATGGATAAAAACCTTATAGCAAGAGCAAAAGATATATCCTCAGTCCAATGACCTTCTGATAGTTTGTAAACATCTCTTACAAATTCTGTCGCATCTTGCGAATTATTTAAGAGAACTGTTGCAACCTTTAAAGACTGCAATATTTTACCCTGTAAATCGGACCCGTCTTCACCTTCTCTGGTTTGTGTTATTACACCCAAACCATTTTGATCCAAGACATCTTTTATATGATAGTCAACCGTGATTTTAGTTTGTCCAGGGCGCTCTGCAGAATACACCCCCAGATCCTCAACTGTTATCCTGTTTGTATAAATTTTAGGCAGGAATTGTCCAACTATTTGATTTGTGTCGGTGTATCGATTAATGGCCATCAGTCTTCACACTCCCCTTCTGCATTTGATAATTGAGAGTCGATGGCAGCTGCCTCTGGATTTCGAGCGTGTTCTGCATATTTAGCTGCTGCGTGTACAGTGTTGTTGATATCTTCCTGTATCGCCAAAAGTCTCTTAAACGGGTTTGCGCCATTTAAGTCTGTACCAAAAACACTCTCAACTGTTTCATCCGATCCCACAGTAAAATAATGTTCTATGCTTTTTTTGTTTGGCATCAACGCAGGATCGTCTGACCCAAAAGGTCCAGCAATAGGTGAAAAATTTGATAACCTTCTCAACCTCTCAACTGATGCATTGTTTGCTCTCTCGTTTTGTTCAACCTTTTCTATTTCATAAAACTCATACTCAAAATTTTCTAAATCAAACTGTACGTTATCCTCTATAATACTTAAAACAACTGGTGAGTTTGGAACATTCGCCTTGACAGAATCAACAAACAAGATGCTTCTTGGCAGGGGTGAATCCATGTCAAACTCCCACTGTGCAAGTTGCCCATCTGGTCCAACCTCTAAATAAAACCCATCAAGACTTGCAGGGTCAACTTCCGTTGGGGAAATGTACTCGCCAACAATATCGTAATCAACCTCTAAATTTAAAACTGGTCTTTTTATTCCAACGTTTGGAGATGAAGAACTTATGTTTATACTTTCTATTACACCATTGTAAAGGGAATCGATGCGCCATGATGGAGATCTTTGTTCGCCAATCTTAGAATTTCCCAACATGTTTCTAACCAAATTTCTATCGTCTGCCCCCATCTTTTCTTCTGTAAACGTATCAATACCATATGCTTGATTGAATGGCATCTCTTCTGTTCTATTTTTAATTCTAGCTTGCCATCCGAACCCTCTAACTTTTTCAACTTCGTGCCCATTTAAGGATTTAATTCTTGTCTCGACACCATCATGCTCATACAATGCTCGCAAACGCTGAGTGTCTTTCTGTATTCTGTTTGATGCTTCTTTTGCAGTTTCTTTATTTTCAACACCAGCGTAGGAGGGGTCATAAAGTATTTCATCATCCGAAAACGCATAAAATGTCGGTTTTAATTTTCCCTTTGAAAGCAAGTATTTGCCCAATTGAGTCAATTGAACATCTAGAACTTCCTCTTTTTTATTGAAAAAAGTCAATCGTCTTCTCTCCTATTTAAAAATGTTCTAGCAGTTCTGCCATCAAACCGATGCTCTTTGTCTCCAAAAGAGACAGATGACTTCAGATTAACTAGTTCAACTAAAGAAAAATAATCATACGGCCAATTAAAACCATATCTAAATATATCGTTTTCAACACTAATGATTTTTTCAGGATGACCATCAGGCAGTTTGTCCAGTTCTTTCTTTCGAAAATAGTTTGATTCTGCTTTTTGTTTGACCTTAAAAACCATCCACTGCAAATCTTCATGAAAACCGCCAGTCCAATTTCTAACACCATACCGATCATCCTCGCCCGGAAGAGGGTACATATCAGGAATTGGATTAAGTAAATCATCCGTATCATACAAATCATGCTCAACAACCCTAGAACTTAAAATCTGTCTTGATCCATTTGTTGAACCAAAATCGTTTAATCCAAAGTCTGGGGTGACGTTTTGCCAAATCCTAGCAATATCTTCCTTGTTCAAAGATACTGAAAAATCAAATATGTACATTGCAAATGGTTTTATGTATTTTCCATTAGGGTTGTTATACTTTAAAAAGTTAAATTGCGGCGGAATATTGTAGTGCATCATAGATCGAACCATCTTCTGAATCGAAGGACGAACCAAGGGTACACTACTTTGGTCGTCAAGTATTCTTCTTGTAATATCTAGACCCGGTATGCCGCCACCGCCGGCAAGACCAGGAGGATTATCAATACGATTTGCAAACTCTTCGAACTGCCTCCTCTCCTCTTCTGTCTTTAATTTATAATCAGAGTACCCAAGATTTCTAACCGCCTGATATACCTCATGATGCGGTAAATTGTAAAACCTTCTAACGTTATTCCTAGTACGGAAAGGAATCGCGACCACACCCTCCCTAACGGTTCTGGATTCTGGAAGTTCTCCTACAACGTTCTGTTCGTCCTCAATTTGCATTCCCAATAACCTACTGAGGTCGCCGACATTTGTTGTTGCTCGCGGAGTAATAATTCTAACGTTTGGTCTTTTTGCATCCGCACCAAAGGAACCCGTCTGGTGCCATATTCCCTTTATTCTTGGAAGGTGCTGTAAAGTTTCGCTGGTTCTGGGTTGGTCAGCGTCAACTTCGGAGAAGTCAAAAGTTGGACACTCGAACTTAGTTTGAATAACCAGTGACTTCTCTCCCTCAATCGGATCCCCAGCTGGAGTGTATCTTTGCACCAGGTTTTCTTCTTGCCCCAACGATAACCCGTTAAAACTTTCAGTAATATGCATTGCAAACCTTCTATTGTACGAGGACACAACCGTGTCTGCCGCAGGTCTTTCATTGCTGGCAAAACCGCTGCCACCCCTCGTTGAAATAGATCCTGTTGAATTGATGCTTCTAAAATATTCTACTGTTGTATCTTCCAGTATTTGAGGCACCGTTGTATACACAATATTTGAATCCGGAGTAAACGTATATACTGCTCGGGAGAATCCGTCGTAATGAGATGGCAAATATGGTGCGAACCCATATCCATGAGACTGCAAAGACCTAGAAAAGTGTGTACCGTCAATATGCTGTCTTCTGTGTATGCCAGCATCAACCGGTGGACCGAAGGCGGCCGGGTTGTTGTAAAGTGGATTATCTTTGTTTCTTGCCGGATTTCGTCCAGAGTTTAGTTCGATAGTCATCCTGTATTGTTGTATGTTAGGATCAACAGGGAGTCCAGGTCTACTCTTAGACCTGATCGTTACACCCTTTCTATTTGCAATAAAAAAGTTTAAGCATTCTGCATAAAAATTATTTGCTGCAAATGTGTATAGTGCCGACCTTCTTCGTGCACTAGCTAAATCAAATTGACTCATCACTGATGCCGAATTCATAGCAACACCAAAATGAAAGTTCTCATCTGTCTTATAATCAACGTTTGTGTCTTTATCAGTCCACTCGTAAACCTGCTGATTGTGAGAATTCTGCTGGACATATCTTCGCTTGTTTGTCATTGCGCCATGCAAGCTTGCACTGTAATGTGGTTCGTTATCATAATAAAGAGCAAATGGGGAATCACCGTCGTCCTTACTTTCAGGTGTAAATGCAGCAGGAAATATTATTGCCTCAAAAGGAATTCTGTTCACTTTGCGCACACCCGTATTCTTTTGATAATCGTTTATCCAACCTTGTGAGTAAACCTCCTCTGCTCCGACAGCGGACGATCCAGTAAAGTGATACGTACCATAACTTGCAGATCCAATTCTTGGCACCGAACTATCTTCAGTAAAATTACGATTTGTGCCAACAATAAATGATGGAATCTTAACAGACCCTGTGCAAACCATATATGACCCTGTTAAGTTTGGATTGTTCTCAATAAGCAGTTTTTCAGTATACGCTCTTGAATTTTCAAACCAATAATCACTTCCTATATTTGCATACCAAGTTTTAAAAGGTGCATCCGGATTATCAGCAATCGATGCAGATGGAAAACTATAGACATATGTATACTGAGCGGGGTTTGATAAGTCTGCTATTCCGTTCCACCGCTGTCTGTATCTAGGTGAAAACTTAAGGTCACGTGCGACAGATCCTGTCCAATTTGTAAATCCATATAAAGTTGCCGACATGTGATTGTATTTTGAAGGCATACTATGTATGTCATATTGCAATACGCTTCCAGTTGTGTCACCTGGAATTTTACCACTAAATAAATTTTGTGCATGGTTAAACACATGCAAACCATTCGTACGCCCTGCAGGAACATACCCAGTATCGTTTCCTGGTCTGTACCATGCAATTAGATTTTTATGATATTGTTTCTCTAAACAGGTGTACGGGTGTCTTGCACCAAGCGTATTTCCTACCGTATTGAAAACAGTTAAATTATCAACGTCTTCGAGAGATGGATCGTTTGTAAAAGATGCGAAATCTGGTGTTCCATTGACA